CTTCTCTCTACAGTGATCAGCGGACAAATCGTTATTGCTTTCTTTAAATATTCTACATGCTCATACACAAACTTGGGTTCCCACCCAGTATCAGCAAATATCATATAATCTGGTTTATGTTTTGTTAATCCTTCTTGCGCCATGAGTGCCAGACACGATGACTGTACCCCTGCCCCGAGTGATAAGATGCGCATCGTTGGCTCTCTTTTGTTTCCTTCTTCATCCAAATACTCTGGCTCTTTTGTAGCAGCAACCGCAGCCATGTTATTAAGCTTTTTCTGGTCAATCTTAGTTGACATTTGTTCAAGTACTTTTCTTCTCTCATATTCCATCTGCTCCGGATTGATAGCAAAATTATTCTTGACATTACCAGCTCTGGCTTTGCCTTGTTCTCGGTACCCGGGTTTTTTAGTCTCTGTCATAGGCCTCTAGTTCTCTAATTGTTCTGATGATTTTTTGCGTATAATATACGTCTTCTGCATATATTGCAAGTGTCATTGCTAACTTTTCTAAATCAATTTCATCGCTAAAATGCTGGTTAATTCGCTCCTCTCTAAACTCATTATAATGATGATTATTATTTAGTAACTCCATATAGTAAGATATGGATTCGCACTTTGTCTCAAAGATCCTAAGCCCCCAGCTAGCATTAGGATTACTTAGCGGCTTAAGTTGATTATCTGTTGGGTCAAACGTGCGGATTCCGAGGAGGTTATTACCCTCACGAGCAAATCTAGATTTACCCCAATTTGATTCATGCACAGCTTGTGCAATTATTAAATTGACTGGAACCCTTTCTTCTTCTGAATACATAGAATTAAGGTGTAGTGCACATCCACTTACCTGTTCTATAAATTCATCATTGGTTTTATAATCCATTACTGGATTAAAGGATAAACAAACTAAAAGTGTTTTACAAATCCAGTTCATCCACCCCAACTTTCTCCTAAGTCCACATCTACTTTTGATGGAACCTCTAATTTAACACAAGTCTCCATGACTTCTTTTATTTCATTAGCCTGTTTTTCATTTTGCACTGAACAGTCTAACTCATCATGCACTTGAATCAAAGGAATCACTCCTAAGTTTTCGTACACTTCAACCATGGCTTTCTTTGTCTGGTCAGCAGCTGATCCTTGAATCAATCTATTAAGAGCCTTGTAGGTGCCATATCTTTTTATAGCTTCCCCATATTCTACCTTCGCTTGATTCAATGGTAATGGTTTATGGACACCCCATTGTGTTGGTTCCCATAAATCAAATCTACATTTACGTCCAAGTAAAGTACGAATAACTCCTTTAGAATTAGCCCTATTCATAACTGCCTCCAACATGCCTTGCATAAATGGTACACGCGCACGGAAGTCATTAAGCATAGTCTTAGCTTCCGATGGCTCTAAATCTAGCTCACGAGCTAGTTTATTATATCCCATTCCATACATTACACCAAGTCCAATAGTCTTCGCAAGACGTCTCTCACAACCCGCCATATCGGCCGTTTGTTGGTGAAAGTCGAGGTCTTTTTTATGATATGCTTCCTGTACTTCCCTAGCACCGGGCTGTTTGACGAGGCAGGCCCAATGAGTAAGTAGCCTTGGTTCTTGTTGCGAGTAATCTGCTTTGAGCCAATATTGACCCATCTCAGGAATGAATAACTTCCTAACATCTTTCGCAAACTGGCCACGGCTGGGGACCTGCTGTAAGTTAGGGTGATTATAAGAAAAACGGCCAGACACAGTCCCACCAGTATCAGACCTAATTTGATTAATGTGAGCATGTATTCTACCCTCCTCTGAATAGTTCATCAAACCCTGCAAGAATGTACCTCTTAACTTATTTAATTCACGTGCTTGCATGATTAATCTTGGCAGTTCATGTGGATGATCTGTCAAAAACATTTTAGTAAATGATGGCGCATCTGTCTTAGCTGTTCTTTCATATGGTAAACTTAACGCATCAAAAGCTTTTGCAATTGAAGCTGCTGCCCATATCTCTATGTCCAAACCAGTTAAATGTTTAATGCGCTGCATTAATTTCTTTTCTTTATTATGAAACTTATCGTTTAACTGAATACATTTATATGTATCAAACCTAACACCACGACGTGTCATATGGAATATAACATTAATTAATTTACATTCTACATCGTACACTGTTGTAAGATTGTCTTTAACAATCTCCCACGATAACTTCTCATGTAACTTGTAAGTTAAATCTGCATCTGCCTCCGCATACTCACCAACAAACTCTGCTGGTAATTTATACATTTCTGATTTTGGATTTACACCAAATGCATCAGCGGCTTCTTTAAGCTTTTGCTCATTCTTAAACTCTCCTAGATATTCATGAACAATACTGTTGAGTGTATATGAATATCTATTCTCATCTATTAACGCAGCAGCTACCATCGTATCATGTATTCTACCTTTAACTTCTATACCAAGTGTCCATAACCAACCTATGTCATACTGCGCATTGTGAAATACTTTCTCAATTGAATCATCATAACAAATTGATTTTATATATTTTACAACTTTCTTTTCATCCATGTTGCCACCACCCTCATGTCCTATAGGATAATAAGCTTTAAAAGAAGCAGTCGCTACGGCAATGCCAATAACTTTTCCTTTTTTAGTTGGCCACCCTGGGCCGTGTTTCACGAGCTCTGGATCACATGTCTCCAAGTCAATCGCTACACGTCCCTCTATATGTGGAAACTCCGTGGGTGCTACCCATTGTGAAGTCACTGATTTAAAAAGATCCTGTGTCATTAATTTCTCCTGCTATTGCTGCATAACCACACATATCAATGAAGTTATCCAAGTTGTTTTTCTTACCTTGAGTGTTTCTTGATATCTTCATCAGAACCATCATCAATGCTACATCTTCAGCTGTAATACTAGCCATTGGTTGTAGCTTTTTATCAAGATATATATTCCAAAATTCTGCAATTTCTGCATGGTTTTGAAATGCATCCCCATGTGTTTCGTTCCTATCACCAGTGACAAGATCTCTAGCTTTCTTTAATATTTCTTCTTTAGTCATGCTCATATTATGAACCCTCCTTCTCTCTGTGGTTGTACTATATGTAGTTGGTTACGAGCGCGTGTAGCCCCTACATAAAATACACGGCATTCATCATCTGAATCTTTTTCCATTGCTTCTTGTGACTTTCTTGATAAGTCTGTAAGCAACATTACATTGTCTGCTTCTCCTCCTTTTGCTCCATGAATAGTACTAAGATTAATCTTAGGATTGGTTGATACCTGCCCTCTTATTTCTATGGCGCGTAAATATTCTTTATCTCTATTTCCTACTTTATCAAAAGCTACATCCCATGGTCTACCTCCCATTAATAATCCATGATGCATAACTAACTCTTCTAATTCATACTGTTCTTTATCAGCCATCTTAAGATTCTTATGACCTCTTTCAATTCCTATCTGACTAGACATATATGAATATATATCTTTTACATCTGGTAATGCTACATGCCCACCATTATTTAATTTCTTCCAAGCTTCTACAGCATTTAAAAGTTTACTAGATATAGGTAATTTATTATTTCTTTTATACAGCATGCCTTGTAATCTAATGTCACGCTCTATTTCATCAAGCATATAATTTGTTCTAGACATAACAAGCCAACTACCTGGATCTTTTAAATTAACACTATCAGGATAAGTATGATATTGCACAAATCCATTCCTATCAGTACCTTTCCATTGTTTTGCTCTTCTAAATTTAACTCTATTAATTATTCTGTGTGATAAGTTTTGTATAACTTTAGAACATCTAAAAGATTGCTTTAATGTTTCCACTTCACCTGGTAACTTAATAAAATGTCTAATATCAGCTCCTGCCCAAGTATATATAGCTTGATCATCATCACCACACACATAAACCTTTTTAGCATTTTGAGAAATCTTATCTACCATACGCCATTGTAATGCGCATAGATCTTGAGCTTCATCTATAAATACTACATCTAGTTTAGGCACTGGACCAGAATCTAAATACAATTCAATCATGTCTGTAAAATCAAATACTTCTTTTTTCTTTTTAAATTCTTCTAGTGATCGTTGAGCCCTTAGTAATGCATGCCATGAAACATCTTCTAAATTAGAATGATTATAATGATGTTCTAGATCCATACATTTCATACGTGCTAAATTAACCTCATTTATCAATATGTTATCCGTCGTAAATATACCCCCAGAATCATTACCATCTGTCACAGATCCTAAATCCATACCAAATGTTTGTGCAAATTCTTTGTAGTTATCACGCGACATAACTTCAGCTTTGGTTAAACCTAATTGATGAAACGAAAATGAATGTAGTGTTCTAAAATAAGGAAGATGTTGTTCTTCTAAATTAAACTTCTTCATTGCCCGGTCACGAGCCTCGGTTGCAGCTTTCTTAGTAAAAGCTAGAAAAGCAATACGATCTGGTGGTGTGCCACGTGCCAATTCTTCTTCCACACGGTTCAATAGTGTATGTGTTTTTCCCGTACCAGGAGGACCTAATATAATTTTAGTTTTAGTTTCCATTTCTAATCCTTTTCTCTTCTAGTCTATGACAATTAGCACATAACACTATGCACTTCTTCATTTCTTCTTTCATCTTTTCAAACTGCTTCCAACTACTTCTCCAATGTGATGAAACATTTATAATTTTATCTGCTCTATTCTCATGATGGAAATCCAACGCCACTGCATCTTCTTTAAATCCACAATGTGCACATCCTCTTTCCATTTTATATTCATTTACAATTCTAGATATCTCATCATATTTTCTTTTCTTCTTTATGCGATTCCTTTCTTTATATTTCTCAAAAGCTGCTGGGCTTCTCCAATCTCCACGGTCTTCTCTATCATATCTTTTGCCAACATAGATGTAACCATCATCTCTAACTTCACCAAATTTAAAACGGGGCACCATCAACCTCCTTTATATCAAACGCTGAATCTTGTTGTTGGTATGCAGGCACACCCCACACTCTCACTGTTCTACCTTTAAGATTATATTTCTCACTCTTACCTTTTAAATGTCTTAATGCTTGCACTAACTGACCTGTGTTAAAGTAAGTAAATTTATTTCTTGTAAGATAGTCTTGTAAGTCTTTTAATCTAAACCAGGTAATCCCATCTTCTGTCCATGGTTTACGTAATAATAATTCGTCGCGATTTAGGGCTTGGGCACGATCAGTACAAAACTCCTGGAGGTGAGCCTCAAACTGACCGGCCAATGACCCATCATCAGAAACAGGGATAGTATTAAGATTAACCATTAATCTCTCTATGTTTTCCTGCCACACTGACTGTTTTACTAGAGGTGGCATGTGATTCAAACTGTTCATACATTTCTTCTGAAACTTAGTTTGTATCTGCAGCTCCTCTGTCTGTAATTCCATTCGTGCATCACCAACATCTAAGAACCAAACTGGTGGATCTGTTTCTAATTTGGTTAATGCACTAAACTCTAATGATGATCCATTACCACCTATGCCATGTTTTCTTCCTCTGCAAACTTTAGCATTACAATAAGAATTAATTGGTGGTTCTTTACATCTATAGCTATACTCTTTTTTCTCTAATTGTTTTTGAACTGTCACAACCTCTGATGCTGATAAAGGTGGTGTCATATAATCCTGGTTGTATTTTTCTAGTAATGTTTTCCAATTGTCTGGATCAAACTTACGTAGGTATACACCTATGTTAAACAAACCATTATTACGTGTGCCTTCCGGAAATCCTTGTGAGCATAATTGTTGTAAACAAGGTGGACCATCCTTTATGACTTCATCAGATACTTGGATTGCAACTTTGTCTATATCTTCTACAACGTATTTATCGTATAAGGTGTAGAACTCTGGCAATGACGCCGCTGTTCCATCATCTTTATAGGCGTATCTCGTTGTACTTTTGGAATTATAATATGGAAGATTTAGGAAATTACCTAGATCTCCTTTTTCTATTAGTATGGTTGATTGCTTGGGGAATACTTCTACAGAGGAATATCCGAGACCAGATGCAACCTCTCGTAATTTCTCTCGTATTAATTTGGCGGATACTGGGTTTTTAAGAAATAAAAATATATGCATCCCACCACTCTTAGATCTACATGGAACTAAGGGTAGTTGTAAATTTCTAATACTGTTTATTATTTTTTTGTAGTCAATAGGATAAGTATCAATATCAATACAACCCCACTTGGCAGTGTTATCAGCCCTAATAGGAATGATACCAAGAGAAGGACCCACACCACTAAGGTGCGCCTCCCATAAATTTTCTTCAACGACTTGTTTAACAATGTATGACTTTCCCTCCTGCTTACCGTCAGCACGCTTCCCTTGGGATTGATGCTGACCATAAGCCACGTCTAAGCCTTCAAATATAGATTTGAATCTTTCCACTAAACCTCCAGTTTAAAGTAGAAGACTTACCTAAAACGGTACGTCTTCTTGGCTTTCGTTATTGTTAGATTTTGGTGCCTCTTTTACTGGCTCCCCCTCTACAGTAGGTTTAGCTTCGACATCTCCTCTTGATGCTGCGGTTGAAAATGACTTTGCGTCATCATATAAACCAGCGTCCTCAACTTGACCTGCTTTCTCAACTTGATACCCAAACCAACTTCCACGATCGTTGGACTCACTAACAGTAGTAAGTTTGTAGATCATAGCGTATGTTGGTGGAGTAAAACTTCCCGATGGACCATTGACTTTTTGTGTCAACATCAAGCTGTTCCAACGTCTACTCTTTTTTAATTGAGTAGATGTCATGCTGATAACAGCCTGGGACCACGCACCATCTTTGCCTTGTACAAGGACATAGTGGTATGCAGTTGTTGCAATGTAGTTACCATTAGGTAATACATCTTTAAACGTCATTTGGTCACGTTTAGTTTGTGATAGGATTCCACTATCTGCATGGTGTGATTCAACGAACCCTCCACCTTGCTCACGTGGTTTCCACTCTACGTATCGTAGTTGGTAAAGAACAGGAATCACGTTAAGTGAATCACTGACTTCTTGTGAGACAGTATTATAGAACTGTCCAACCTTAGCGCCATCAACGTGTTCCGCTTTTGACGGATTAAGTTGTGGACTATTAGATTGTAGTATGTTGATGTAAGGGATCGCAATATCTCTTGACATGTCAAGATTGCCGAAACCACTTGCATCTTTAGAATCACTAGCAAGAACTGCTAGATCTAATTTTGCCGCTTTAGCGACTGCCTGTGCTTTTGCCATTGGCCGTTCTCCTTTAGTCTTTTATCGTTGTTTTTTGTCCTACGAAAGCCCCAAGCAAATCCATAGGTAATTGCTTACCTGCTTCATGCTGCTCTCGTATGAATGCGCGAAGGGTGGAAGGTTCGACCCATTCACGTTGCATTGATTGATAACCTTGATCATTCAAAGTATTAATCAACGACTTAGCTTTCTCATCTTCATTCCTTCCAAAGCTACAACTGACCTGGTTCTTTATTAAATCACCAAATCCATTGTCTCTTAACCAATTAAATGCTGCTTGCTTTTTTTCTTCTTTTATAGAAGCACCATAATAATTGGAAACCTTTAAGTGTCTGCCATCTGCTAGTTTTAATTCTGATAACCCAACTTCTGAAAATAAGTTAGGTAATACATTTTCTGCTAAATGTTTTTTATAATCTTTTTTCTTTTTTAATTGCTCTTCTAAATCAGCAATTTCTTTATCGGTATCTGCTACATCATTTGCAACTGCACCAATCTTACCCATGTTGTCCTGGGCCGTGGTCCCCGAATCTTGTTGCATTTGTTTAATTAAGTCTTCCATATTATCCTCGTATATCTATTTCTATATCGTAGTATCGTTTCTCATCACGATCCCACTTTAAAACTTTGAACCGTCCTCCATTCATCTTGCTAGCAATTGCACCAGCAAGCGCTATTATAGCAGGATCACCAATTAATAACAAGTAGTCATCATCATTAAATGTGGATAACTCTTTAGTTAATTTATGAGTAAGTGGTCCAGAAGATAAAACTATTTGTTTATTATCCGGAAGTAAAACTTTTAAATCACCAAACTTTTCAGCTGATCTAATATTTCTTCCCATTTCTTGTAAAACGTAAACTGTCATAATTTTATTTCTTGAATAGTATTATAACATAGTATATAATGTATTACAAGAATAAAGAAAGAGTAAAATGTATAAATTTAAAACTGAGCCATATGAGCATCAGAAAGATGCGTTAAAAAAATGCTGGAATAAAGAATCCTTTGCTATCTTTGCAGAGATGGGAACAGGTAAAACTAAAATTGCATTAGATAATGCATGCATATTATATAATAAAGGTAAAATAGATCGGTTACTTGTGGTTGCTCCAAAAGGTACGTATATGAATTGGGTGGACCAGGAAATACCCACCCACGTACCAGACTATATTGAAAAAAATGTATTGGCATGGAAACCAAACATTACGGATAAATATGAGCAGCAATTAAAAGCTATTCGTGATGTTAATGATTATAAATTTAAAATATTTGTAATGAATGTAGAATCCCTTTCTACAAAGAAAGGTATTTATTATGCTAAATTATTTTTGACTGGAAAGTCAATGATGATTGTAGATGAAAGCACAACAATTAAAAATCCACAGGCTAAAAGAACTAAAAATATTTTATCATTAGCCAGAGAAGCCAAATACCGACGAATATTAACAGGATCTCCAGTAACCCAGTCACCAATGGATTTATGGGCACAGATGGATTTCCTAGATCCTGAGATACTTGGTCAACAAAGTTTTTATGCATTTAGAACTCGCTATGCAGTTGTTATAACAGCAAATGCTGCTGGTGGCACGCATAAATACCAGAAGATTGTTAAATTTAAAAACCTAGCACAATTAGGACAGTTAGTATCACCGCATTCTTATCGTATTTTAAAGAAAGATTGCTTAGATTTACCGGAAAAGACATTTACTAAGCGTGAGATAGAATTAACTGATGAACAAAAAACAGCCTACCAGGACATGAAAACTAACGCTATGACTATATTAAAAGGTGAGTCATTAACTGCTGTTAATGTGTTAACACAACTAATGAGACTACATCAAATAACATGTGGACATATGAAGACAGATAGTGGTGATACCTTAAATCTTAAAAATAATAGATTAGATGAATTAATGCAGATACTAGCAGAGACATCTGGTAAAGCAATTATCTGGGCCAATTACATTCATGACATATTAAATATAGAAGCAGCTATTAAAAAAGAATACGGTCATACTTCTTATTGTACCTACTATGGTGCAACCAAGGCAGAAGATAGACAACGTTGTATTTATGATTTTCAAAACAAAATGAATGATTGTCGTTTCTTTATAGGAAACACGCAGACAGGTGGATACGGAATTACCTTAACTGCTGCGAGCACAGTTATTTATTATTCTAATAATTATGATCTAGAAAAAAGGATTCAATCTGAAGATAGAGCACACCGTATAGGTCAAAAAAATCCAGTGCTATATATTGATTTAGTTTCCAAAGGGACCGTTGATGAAAAAATCATTAAGTCCCTTCGGAACAAGGTTAACATCGCTAAAGAAATTAGCGGTGAAGAACTTTCTAAGTGGATTTAATTTTTATTTGTTTTGGTCTTTCAGCCTCAGGTATTTCCCTGTGGTAAGAAACCTTAAGTAATCCATCTTTCAGTTCAGCATTATCAACGACAATCTGTTTATGAAGTTGGAATCTTTTAACAAAGCTTCTATCAGAAATACCTTTATGCATTAAATCTTCCTGCAATTCTTTTTCTTTGCATCCAGAAATACTTAAAGTATTTTCTTTTACCTCAACTTTTAAATCTTTCTCAGCGAACCCTGCAACAGCAAATTCAATGACCCCTTTGTCATCTTTTTCTTTTATGTTGTATGGTGGGTAAGTTGAAACTCTTCTGAAATTATCAAAAAAGTCATTTTGAAAACCAAGAAAATGGTTACGTAATATATCTAGCTCGTTCATATAAACCTCCTATTTAAGCAAGATTAGTAGGACCCATTACGGCATCCATAAGTATTATATAAGGGTTTCGTTGTATAAATCAAGCTTTTTCATAAAAGCATCAGTAGCACGTGTAAACTTTTCACCTGTTAATTCAAAGCGCTGAAAGGTTAAATCACGTGAGCACATAAGAACTACACCCTGGTCTATTTCCGTATTAAAAATAGAATTGTGGGCCGCGGCGTACGCTGCAAGCTGCATTAGATAGTCTTGAATCCATTCACGTTTCTTTGGTCTATTTGTTTGTTTAAAATCCATGATGGTTGGGCGTCCTTTATATACACCAATCATATCGGCTGTTCCTGCATATTTCCCAGGATTATATAAGTGTACTTCTGATCCCCATATTTCTGTTATGTCACCAAACGCTTCATCTATTATCTTTTGCGCCATTTTTTCTGCTTGTATACCTATTTCTGTAAGATCTTTGTATTTATCTCCGTTCACAAAACGTTCTATATATAGGTGGAGCGCGGTGCCAATCTGACCAGCACTCTTAATGATTTCCTCAGCTTTTTTTTCTCCTACCTTAGCACGCCATTGCTTTAAAAACGTTTTGTCTTTAGTTTTAGATAATATTGTAGTAACTGAGGGCAATGCCTCACCATCGGGTGTAAGATATAATCTTCCATCCCCTTCTTTACGTTTCAGTTCTGCGTAATTATATTTCTGTATAATTTTCACTGTGACATTATATCACAGTTTATACTTTTCCGCCACTATTATATAACATCCAATCACGCTTACCAGCTGCGTTTTTCTTTTTCATTATCTGGCCTATGTAATTAAATATTTGTGAATCTTTTAGTCCCATTTCTCTTAGTCTATTAATTACAGAATAGAACATAGAAATTTTAGAATTGTCTATCATATCTTGAGGTGGGTGAAAGTGAGTCATGCCTGTTCCACGATTTCTCATTGATCCCATATCTCTAATATCTTTATTCATTTTCATTCTTCTAATTACACCAGGGTTAGCAATGTCTGATCCCATTGCTCCTTTGCTAGGTCTAATAGCATAATGTGCAGATTCAAAAGGTTCTGCTGACCACCATTGACCAGGCTTTACACCTGCACTAGATTCTAAACCTGTTTTAGAAATATATTTTGCATCAGGATATAAAGTTTCACCTCTAAAAAGATTATTTATTATTCCTTTTCCTTCTCTAATTTGTTTTCTTAAAGGAATCGTGTCAACGTGTGTAGGTAATTTTGCTAACTCTTCTGGGGTTAACTTTGCTTTTGCCATGTAACCTTCCATAGGTTGTCTTTTGGCGTACCCTCTAAAAAATTCAATAGCTTCTGGTAATCTTGATTGATCACCTATAGTGCTTTCCCAATAGTTTCCTTGTACTATATTTTTTCTGGCTCTTTCTTTAAGTGCTTTTCTAGCTAGTGCTCTTAATATTCCTGATATCATAAAGAGGGTATTCCTCCGGGAGGTCCGTATGTTGTTCCAGTGCCACCACCCATTCCAGCAGGTCCATATGTTGTTCCTGTATTAAAGTAATCCTGCATGTTTTTCCAATTACTGAGTGAGTCTGATAGTTGAAGTTGCTTATCTTTTTGAGCACTATAATTCATTAAAAAATTAGCATTGGCAATATTTTGAGGATTAATATCATTAACACGATCTAACATGCTACTTGGTTGATTGTGACCACCGAAAAAAGTTTCATCAATACCGTGAATTGCGGGATGAAACGTTGCTGGGGGAGAAAAATGTCTGCTGTACATATAATTTTTTCCTGGATCATACTTTTCTGCTATCTGCATATGAAAAGGTTGCGTTATTTCTCCAGCGTAAGGATAAGGTGAAGTTTTATATAAAAATGGATATCTATGAACTGCTCCGTGTAAACCTTCATGGCCTAAAATATTAGCTTTAGTCGCCATATCTTTTGTGTAATATGGATTAAATTGTATTGTTCCTAAAGGATCATCAAAAGAGTCTACTCTAAATAGACCAGCAGCATCACCATCATAATCTGCAACTTCCCCCACTTCTGCTCCTGAATCAATGTATTCACGTAAATAATCTAAAGCAACTTGAGGATAGTTTCTTATTGGAAAAAATCCCTTACCTAATGCTAGCTCAGGGCTATCAGTTATCTTTGCAAGATAATCCATCATAGGTATATCTTCCTCATATTTAGGTCCCGTAATCCACGCTCTTGTTTCTTCTGGGTCATCTGTTTTGTACGCAGCATCAAGAATACCTTCTTGCATATCCTGCATTTCGTCATAGTATAACCTTTCCTGACCAACCATTCCGTCAGACCAATTTTCCATAAGATATTCAAGAGCCTCTGCTCTAGTTAAGTCTTCAGCTAAAGCAGGGTTAGGAGCGTCAACTTGATTGGCTGGAATAAAACCCATGTGATTTGGGTTTAAACCAGGTAAGTAATTCGGATCATCAAAAACAGGAAAGTTACTAGAATCTAATAATTGATCTTCACTTAAATAATTAAAGTAAGATGGTATAAAACCATAAGGTGCTTTTAAATCGCTTAAATAATCATAAATTGCTTCTAAATCATTGGTGTCTAAAACAGTCTGATTTAAATCATGAGTATGATCGTGACCTAAACCCATTACTCACCTTTAGATAAATATCTATTAACAGCTGACGTACTGTATGGTCTTCTTCCTACACGTGATAATTCTGCAGTCGCAAGATCTTCTAATGTCATTGGTGTCATCTCTGCTTCTTCAATCATGTCATCTAAAAATCCACGTGACCACCAATTATCAGATCCCATCTCCATGTACCAATCATCCATTGCTTTTCTTGCTTCTGGTTTTGCTCTAAAATAATCTGAGATTCTTCTAAATCTTGTTGGATCATTTCCAACTTTACCTCTTACATAATTCATAAAGGTACCAGGGTGAGGATTTAAATATCTATCAGAACCTTCTGCTAATCTTTGTGCCACAGCCATACGTGACTCATCACCATAGCCTCCCCATCCTTCTTTTCCTCCACCTCTATACCACCATGGCGGAGCATCTAAATTTTTTAAAGTTCTAACTGCACGTGCGTCTGGATGTTTTTTAATTATTTCCATGACACGTTTCATTGCTGGACGTCCCATTTTTTTACCTAGCTGACTAAGTATTCCGTACACTTATGCACACTCCTTCATGTGTTTTGCCATCTCTTGAGCTCTGTTAGGTGTTTGTTTTGCCCAACGTGAGTCAAGCATTTGGACAGACGCTTCAGCGTAATCAGGTGGATCTTGCTGAAGGGCCTGCCACATTTTTCGAAACTTGGAAACTCCGTTCCCCCCAAGCTGAAAAATCATTTCAATTATTAAAATTTTTGCATCACTAGATATTTTTAAATCTTTACACATGTCATCTGCTTGATCAATTGCAGACTGTAAATCTTTTTCTAAAATACCCATTAAGAAATCTTCTTCATATTCTTTGTCATCTTCCCAAAAATCTTCAACGCAGAGGTGCCCTACCCCCACTGTTCTCTTACCTAAGGTATCTAGGTATACCTTGTTTCTGTATCCCTCGTGTCGTTTTACAGATTCTAAAAGTTTATCCATGTCAATCATAATCTATCCAATTTTTTATTTATGTTTCTTACCTCTGTTTCTATAACAGCGATACGTGATTCCATTTTTGTAAATAAAATCAAAGCCTCTTCTATTCTATCTATGTCTCGTTCCATAGCATTAATACGTTGTGATGTCATGCCCCATGTAGCACCAAGTGCTATAAAAATTCCTATAATCCAAATGGCATCTCTCATACTCATCCAATTACTCCTGCATTTTTAGCTTGCTTAAGAAAAGGATTATCTTTTATACCTTTTTGTGGTTCAGTAAATTTTCCATCATTACCCATGACTGGATTCAATCCACCAACTGCACCACCTTCATTCATACCATATTGATTAGCAAGTGCCTGGTCCGTGTTGCCTGTATACAGCGCACTAGCTGCTGGTGCATTCATTACAGTGCTTCCTTTAATAGAAGATCCTGTGGTATCGCCAGCTGAATAAGTATCATCATACATTGGCGCCGGAGCTGATTGTTGGTTTTGATAACCAAGTGTCTCTCCTATTGGTGCCGTTAAAACATCAGGTGTCATTCTTTCAATACCTTGTAATACTTTTGGTGCACCTTCAACAATAGAGTTTGCAATATCAGTCATAGAGTTTCTATTCTGATTAGATAGGTTTCGTTTTCTATTTGCTTCTTCCATGTCTTGTAATGTCGCTGTCCATTCTTCATACTCATCAGGCATGCTTTCAAATAAACGTGACATTGCTCTTATACGAATAACTGTAGGAAGAGTATCGTCCATTGCTGTTGTCCAGTTACGCATAGTGACTGGGCTAGCAAAAACTCTACCTGCCCAACGCATTCCAAAGAAAGGAACTAATGCAAGCATTGCACTAGCATGTGCTGCACCTGCTGTAGCAGCAGCTGCGGTTATGTTACCCATAGGTGAACTTTGTTTTAATGCACCACCTGGGCCTTGGAGCACGGCTGAACGTGCAAGGAACGTGCTTGGTGATGGCATGCCATGTTTAAATACTCTATCTAAAACTTTTGTTAAGTTTTCAAAATCTTTATATGTAGGCATTGTATTCTGAACCATTTTAATTTGGTCCTTTGGAATACTAGGATCTATCTTGCCCCATAAATCATCATACCAGTGATCCCACTTACCAGTTTGAGGATTAAATATTTTAAAGTCCGTTACTTGTGGTCCAGGTAATGCTTTTTTAAATAATGTTTGAAGTGGAGATCCAGCTTTACCAATTCCTAGTGCATCACTAATTACTTTTGAATCAAAATATTCAATACCTTCAACGTTCTTCATAGAATTTTTAAATGTGTTTGCTAAATAATGACCTAGTCCTCTGTGGTATGCTTTATCACCTACAATATTTTTTAATGCTAAAACATTATCAGCAACAAATGCACCAGTATCAGTTGACTTAGCAAGTGTGTTCCATAAATTTTTAGATAAATTAGTTGCACTTTGTGGTGTATCTAATGCTACATTCCATCCAAATCTTTTTACATTACCAAGTGCTTTACCAGCATCAGTTCCCCATATTAACATACCATTAGCTAAAAAGTTTTCATATTCTGTCCATAATTTAGATACATTTGCAAAAGGTGTTTTGTTTAAGCTACCAATGTCAGCTTCAAAAGATCTATACATTGCATTAATATCATCAGAAATAGTTCCTATCTCTGGGCTCTTGGACCATTTAGTATAATTAGTATCAAGTAATCTTTTTAATTTATACATATCACCAACAGTTCTTTTTCCTGGTGTTAATAATGTTGTGCCTGGCGTCCATCCTTCAGGTGGTTTAAGAATATGTTTTTGTAAAAAGTTTGAAAAATCAGATTCTAATGCACCCATCTTTTGATTTTTAAATATTATGTTCTTTGCTGTTTGAACCATTGTTGTATCATCAACAATAGCACCCGCTGATTTAGCAGCGTTTAAAATTTCTTCATCATATTGTTTAGCTCTCTTAGCAAATCCTTCCGCAGTTTTTTGTGCCATCTTAATATAATCAACACCCATCTCTGCTGTTGTTACATACGGTGCAAACCTACCTACCATTTCCATCATTCTAACTTTTTGTGCTTCACCAGCTACTTGAAGTGTAGCTTGTATTGGTCTACCAATTGCTGGTACACGCTGGAAAGCATTGATATATGCATCAAGATATGGTCTACCTGATACAGCAAATCTAGGTAAAGTAGTGCCTGCTATTGTTTGTAACTCAGGATAAAAATCATCTGATCTATGTGATGCTGGACCAAGCCAGTTGAAAGCTTTAGAGTTTGCTAAACGTGTTAATGTTTTTCCAATAAAAGGAATGTTCATTTGAACAGGTTCTCTTAAAGGTAAGAATGTTTGACCACCCCATGGTTTAACAGCTCTACCTTTTGTACCTATATATAAAGAATCTTTAGGATCAAATTTTGTTA